TGTGCGTCCGTAAATGTTTGAGCCCGTTAGAACGCCGAGATACATTTCGAGCCAATATGATGAATCCTGACGTTCGGCAAGAAAGTCGTAAAGATTAAACTCAGATTTTGTGACCCCTGGGCGTTTGGGCTCGGGCCACATGCCATGCGTCATGATCGTCTCGATCACAAGATCCAGCGCAAGGTCGTAGTCTCGCTCCGTGGGTTGAACCGGGCAATCCTCGTCGCCATGGGCTTCGTTTTGTGAGCTCATGCTGCCACCGCCAGAGCAACAACCGGCTGCACCGAAAACGTCGCGGTAAATTTTGCGATTGCAATGTCGCGCTGCGTGGGAGTTAGGCACAAGCGACTTTTGCTGGCGTTGCCGTAAATCTCGACGCGCTTGACATCAATTAAAAACCAATCTGACGCGCCGCGCTCAATCTGAAACTTATTCACAATGCGACTGTATTTGTATGCTGCCGGGACGTTGCCACCGGACATGCCGGATGCCGTTGCGCCAATCTGGAATTTTTTTATAATCGACAAATCGGTGAGTTGGTTTTGCATGTCAATCGCTAGCCCCTCGATTTCGGACACATCGGCGGTATGGACCAAAGGCTTGCCGTTGATTGCGATGATGGCGGCGTAAATTTTGACGCGGTTGTCACTACAAATTTTGATTCTCATTTTTATCCCCTAAAATTTGCCAGAGTCGCTCTGGCGGCGTATTCCTAAGCCCCCGGTTTAGTGCGTTTTTGCGTAATACATCGCATTAGATCTTGTGCATGTGTTTATTAGCCGACAACAAAGCCGGACGTGTCTTTTTTCGCAGCACCTTTGGCGTACAGAGCCACAACGACATTTTTAGCAGTGGCAGTGGAATTAGTATTCGATACGCTGGCGGGCCATGATTGCACCTTCATAGTCAAAGTCATCGCGAGCGTGGCTGATACGCGGAGCTGGTGTTACCGAATACCGTTCGAACACAAAGCCTTTCGGGCTGATAGTCCCTTGGAATGAAACGGTGAACAGTTCAGGGTGCAGTCTTGCAGTGGCAAGTTCGGCGTTAGTCGGCGCGAACAGGTAGCCATTATTCGTGGCTTTCAGGTTCGCTATCAGGTCTTGTGCGTTCATTTCATTCTCCTCAGTTGGCGGTATTTATACTTGCGAATTGATGTAGCGATTGTCGCAATGCAATGTGCCGTTTTTCCCTCGCACCAGTCCGTGCAGCATGATTACGCTTGGCGTATATACGCTTGCATCGAACCAGAACGCTTCACACCTATCTGTTACAAAAAGCCAGCCACCGTGATTCTTGCGATATATCGCGGCGTCTCTCAGGCTTTCAAACTCAGCTGCTTTCATGTGTCTGTCTCCGTTTTGGGTTATCTGCGCTGCTCACTGGTAAGCAATGCAATTGATGTGCCAGACTGCCATGATTGACAATATTATATCCTTATCGCTATGCATTCATACACTTACACAATCCATGGCAATATGGCATGCAATATGCATAGCGCTACGTATTATTACACAATGTGACGCTGCACGTCACTATGTGATTGCAAAGCGGTATGCATGCATCAAGCGTGCCAGTGTTATATCAGACAACCACAGACAACCCAGACAACACTGTCAGGCAATTGTCAGTAGTGTCTGGAATGTCTGCCATATCGCGCGAGCAAGCAGAATTGATTACTAGTTTTCTCTCTCTTTTGTGTCCTGTGTGTTAGAAGCGTTTTCTTCAGACAGTCCAGACAGCGATACTTGCCTAGGCAACTACAGCGATGAGAATTGTTATCAATTGCCAGCAATGCGCCCACCGGCCGGTAGCTAGGCGGAGGTGGAGGTCGGCAACGTGGACCTCCATTTGCGCCCCCCCGAATTTTGGTATATAAGCGGAGCATGTCGAGCCGACTTACCTACGCCAACGGAGCTGCATTGCTGACTGACTTCGTGCTTGAATGCGGACAGGGGAAGCCTGACGTACCTGCGGAGGAGGCTGCGATTGAGTACATAGCGGCGTGGCTGGCTGACGGGAAATCCATGAAGGCGCTGTGCGAGCAGTACGGGCTGAACTGGGGGGTGACTGCGGCGTGGATACGTGGGGATCCGGTGCGGGATGCGCGATACCGGCAGGCGATGACTGGCCTCCAGCCAGAACAGCGACGGAGCGACACCGATCCACCCGCTCCAATTCTAAATAATGTTATTGAACTCAACCAAACTGGCAAGCCATTCATTTCATTAGAGAAAGCAGCATAATTTCGCTTACTTAAAAAGAATGTCATACAAACCGCACAAACCGACGGAAAAACAAAGGCAACAAGCACAGAGTGCTAGTGGGCTCGGCTTGCCTCAAGACCAGATAGCCGCGCTGATTGGGATCGCTCCTGAGACGCTCCGCAAGCATTACGACCTTGAGCTTGGACTGGGCAAGGCGCAAGCAAGCGCAGCGGTGGCTAAAACCTTGTTCAACAAGGCCACGGTGGGGCAGGACACCACAGCGATGATCTGGTGGACGAAAGCCCAGATGCGCTGGTCAGAAACCGTCCGGCAGGAACTGACCGGCAAGGATGGAGCGCCGATTGTCACAGCAACGCTCGACGTATCTAAACTTGATATTGATGTGCTGCGAGCAATCATGGCCGCAAAAGATGGTACTCAGTAAAACAGATGTCCTCAATTGCGAGCGCGAACTGTGCAGGCTATCACTTGCCGATTTTGCTCAACGTGCATGGCGCGTTCTGGAGCCAGCGGCGGAACTGAAGTGGGGATGGTTACTAAATGCAATTTGCAGACATCTCGAAGCGGTCACAGACGGAACAATCAATCGGCTGCTAATGAACGTGCCACCGGGCTCGATGAAATCCTTACTTACCGGCGTGATCTGGCCAGCCTGGGAGTGGGGACCGCGAAACATGCCTGAGATGCGTTACGTGGGAACGGCGCACGAAGAACAGCTTGCGATACGAGACAGCAGGCGGTGTCGGGATCTGATTAAGTCGGACTGGTATCAAGAGCTTTGGCCGATTGAGCTATTGGCCGACTTGGATGGTAAGCGCGAGTTCGGCAACACCAAGAAAGGCATCAGGCAGGCGCGCAGCTTTACCAGCATGACCGGGGTGCGCGGAGACCGAATCATCCTTGATGACCCCATTAGCGCAGACAGCGCCAACAGCGCGGCAAAGCTAGAGGCTGCTCGCATTGCATTTACCGAGACGCTACCCACTCGCGTCAACAATGAAAATTCTGCGATTGTGGTCATCATGCAGCGCCTGCACGAAAAAGACGTGTCCGGCGTGATATTGGAAATGAACTTGCCTTACGTCTATCTGTGCATTCCGATGCGGTTCGACCCGGCGCACCGCTGCACTACCAGTATCGGATGGACAGATCCGAGGACTAAGGCCGGTGAACTGATGTTTCCGGAGCGCTTTGGAGAGGCTCAGGTGTCGGAACTAGAACGCACGCTGGGCAGTTATGGCAGCGCAGGCCAACTACAGCAGCGCCCAGCGCCACGCGGCGGCGGGATCATTCGGCTTGAGTGGTTCCAATACTGGCGCAATCTCCCGCAGTTGGAGTTTCGCGTGATCACCGTAGACACCGCACAAAAGACTGCCGAGGCCAACGATTACAGCGTTTTGCAATGCTGGGCGCGATCTACCGTTGGGCACGCCATCATGATCGACCAGATTAGAGGCAAGTGGGAAGCCCCGGAACTACTGGTTCAGGCGAGATCGTTTTGGATTAAGCACATCAATAGCCCCATCCCGATACATCAAAAGTCAACGCTTCGGGGCATGTACGTTGAGGACAAAGTGTCCGGTACAGGTCTAATCCAAACTTTGCGGCGCGAGGGCGTCCCAGTATTGCCATTGCAGCGCAGCAAGGACAAGATCAGCCGAGGGCATGACGCTTCCCCGTTTATTGAGTCTGGCAACGTCTTGCTTCCAGAAGATGCGCCGTGGCTTTCTGATTTTCTAGCGGAGGTAGAATCGTTCCCGTCCGGCACTCACGATGACCAAATAGACCCAATGCTAGATGCAATCAATCTGGTCCAGCGAACACCGTCAGTTAAAACGCAAACAGTTACCCCAATCCCAACGCGCCACAACTGGAATAAAATAGCTACAAACTAGGACTCACCTAATGGCTCGAATCTCAAACGATCAACGCCTTTCGAACCTGCACAGCGAAGCGCTGCGGCAGTTCAACAACATTCAAACGGCGTTACGGGACGAGCGCCTGCAATGCCTACAGGATCGCCGGTTCTATTC